CAACCTGTGCCGGATATCCAGTGGGTTGCGTCTCCAAATTCCAAGGCAAGAAAATGTTTATGCGGAACGTTGACGGAGAGAGAATTATTGACCCTGACTTAATTATGCTCTGTGAGCAATTGATGGATGACATGTTTTCGTATAACGGGGACGTGATCGACTTTGCGTTTCAAGCCAATGCTAAAGATGAGCTTAGATCGAGAACCAAGATCGAGAACGTGGACACCAGATTAACTTATGCGAATGACGTCATTTTCAATTGCGTGCTTCGCCGGGTGTCTGCACCATTGGCGTGCGCTCTGGGAGAAACGTTTGGCAAACATGGTTTCTCTATTGCGCTTAATCCTCAGTCATTCGACATGAACAAGATTTACGCGTATTTACGCGAGGTTGACGGATCGGATGAACTGACCGTGATTGACGGGGATTATTCTGGTTTTGACATCAATCACACCAGGTTCCTCATCGATGTTGTCTTTGATAGCTTGTTCGACATCATGAAGATGTTGATTCGTAGCCAAAACTTTTGGGATTACGTTTATCATCATGAGGTTGAATGTGGGGCGACGATTCGGGATGTCCTTTACAAGTTCATCTCCCTCTTATGCAGCGGAAGTCTTTTGACGACCTTGTTTAATTGCTTTGCGAATGAGACTTATATGAGAACTGTTTTTAAGTTGGAATATCCTCATCTCAAGTTCGATGATCATGTTCGAATTGTTGTTTTGGGTGATGACCACCTGATCTCAACGTCGTCGTGTATCAGCTGGACACCTAAGAGTTTGGGTGGAAGTCTATCTCGCCTGGGCTTGAAGTACACCTCCGCGAGAAAAGACGAAGCCCTTAAGGACTCACGAACGCCATTCAGTCAGTGCTTGTTCTTGGGGTGCGTTCCGCAGAAACACCATGGACTTTGGTCTGGGGCTTTGCGAAAAGAGACCCTTTGCGGCTCACTTCTTTGGACGCGGAACAAGGACAAGACACTGGATTCAGAAGTTGTTCAGATGATTGAGGCTGCGAGCCAATGGGATGAAGAATACTTTAAGATTTTTGTGACAACGTTGAGAAACGCCTATCTGTCGATGGGTCGCGAGTTCCCTGAGCTGAATCAGTCATGGGCAAGCTTGGG